AATATTGGTTTTCCTGGTCGAATAATATTATACATCCATCTGATAGCCGGCCTATTGGCTTACCATCTCTCCCAGGCACCGTGTGGACGGTTATCTTATCTCCTAAACGTAGTTGTTTTAATTCACTCAAAAAACATACCTCTCATAACTAACTTCAACTCCTTCTTACAGCCATTTAATGGGTTGCATCGCCGCTTAAAGGTTATGTGTGCATATATGTATCCTAAGTGTAGCGAATACGCACATTTTTATTCACCAAGTAATCCCATTAAATGGAGATGGTCTTGGAGAAGATTATAGAGGAGGAGTTCCTAGCCAACATCTGCCAGGGGGGCAGGGTCACCGTCCCTCTAGCGTACAGGAAGAGGCTTAACCTGAAGCAGGGAACCCCCGTGAGGATAAAGATAAGGAAGGACGAATCCTAGTTTCATAAGGGCTGAACATAGGTTCCGACCAACATTATCTCTATATAATGAAGGAATTTTAGGAATACATGATAATGGACGATAAATAAGATGCCTCTGCCGTGCCCTAAGTTCCCAGAGAAATGTGAGACGGCCCAGAGATGCTACCGTTACTTACCCCTTGAATGTATATTCTGTATCTCCGTGGATAATCCTAACCGGAGGAAAAACAGGAAAAGGTGCTGCGTAACAGAGGGCATACATAATCCAAACGAGGAGAAGGACGATGGTTGAAAGAAAGATACCTGATAATTGTACACTATGCGGTGAACCATACACTAAAAATGATAAAGGCCAGAGAGTGATTTTCCCGTACCCACCAAAACACTATCTATGTTTTCCCTGCTTCACGAAGTCTCTTGATGAGGGGATTGAGAGACTAAACAAGACATTGTCTACAGGGAACGTCGATCTCAGCGTCGAGGAAATATCGGACATAATAAAACCTGACACCCATAAGATAGACAAGACTGATGATATGAAACGGTGTAGGGAAACGGATGTCACTGAATAATATCCTTATGCCTCGACACTAATTAAACCCATTTTGTTTAAGTATAGAGATAATAACTGATTCCACTTTTAGAGTAACATAATGGATCCACATATCATACTAATTCTGCTAACCGTAGTCGGAGCCATATCCGTCGCCATACTCGGCTGGATAGAATCCGGAGAAAACTTCGACAACAGAAAATTCGCGGCCAGCATAGAAAGAGCCATCCTCGGAGGCCTCGTCTCAGCACTCATATTTCAAGGCACAAAGGATCCAAACATCTGGACCTACGTCTCAGCCATCCTCGTAGGAGCAGGCATAGACGTCTCAGGTCACCGGCTCAGCGGAGCCATCGACCAAATAATCAGATAGCCGCCTCCGACGTCGTCGAGAGTGTGGCTCTAGAGGTTTCTATCAATGACGCATAAAAGAAGCCGAGAAGCCCGCATAAGGCGGACAACAGCCCGAATCGTCAGCCAGAACTCTCACCGGGATATGATCAAGTCGGAGAGCATTAACGTCATCTCACATGGACAAGTCCTCAAAGAGCTTATCGAGAAACTGCCTGATTACAAGACTTCCTGGCTCTTACCTGTCTCGAAAATGTTCGATAGAGGCGAGATCATATCCGATAGCCGCGGACAGGGCTCACAGCAGAATGTGAACCTAACTCGTTTAACTGTCAAGTCCTGAGTTAGATTCTCGCCACCCAACCCATATATACTGCTACTGTACCAGTATAACATGGTGTAAAGAAATGGAAGAAACACCTGGATACGTCCTACGGATCAGTAGCGACGAGTATCTCCTACAGCTTAAGGAGATCAAGAAATACTACCCCGGCATACAGAGACACTGGCGCAAGGGCACACCGATCCTCTTCGCCAAGAAGGTCAAGGTGGACAGCTTCGTCGGCCACGGCATAGTCGAAAAAGTCGAAATGCTGTGGGAGATGACGCCCGAAGAAGAAGACTACTGCCGACAGAACAAGTGGAAACAAGCCCTAACCTTCATGCCCTTAGTCATGTACGAGAACCCTCTCCCACTCAAGGAGACCTTTCTAAAAGACGACAAGAGAAAAGGCATGTTCCTACACGGGATAAAGCTGACAGAGAACCAAGTCGCCGAACTCCTAGAAACAGCGGAAGACTACGCAAACAAGGCCTCGGAAGAGGCCTAGAAAACAAAAGGAGAGGATAATGATAATACTTTTTTTTGATTTAACTATCAGCCGTAGATGGTTGGATCCAACGGATGGTGACTATTCAGACTATGAAAAAGCGTTACAAGAGAAACTTAAAGCACTGGAAGATACTTGGACGATTAGAACGGCATTAATTAACGAAGAGTTAATCAAGAACATGAAATCTGCCTTAGAGAACGAAATTAAATACTGTCAATTTCACAGTGAATATCTTGACCGCGTAGCTAACGAGTCTGGTTTCAACGAATGGGGATTCACTGAAAACGTGGAAAGCAGTTACTGGGATAAAAAAATAGGTGACGAATGGATAAGAACCAATGGTCGTATAAAGGCAAACATACGGATAATCCCCCCAGAAACAGAGGGAAAGATGACACGAATAGAACTAAAATACGAAAATGACAGCAGGGTACTTACCTTTATTGAACGTTACTCAAAAGAAAATAAACCACACAATCTTAAAAACCCCGAATCAATCAAGCAACGCATAAAAGAATTGAAAGATGTGGCAGATGAGTATCTTGGCTGTCATCTATACCCGCTCTGGAACATTGAAAATCGGAACCTAAATGGTTTGAACACGATTTTATGTATCGACTCTTACGGGAGATAGTACAGTGAGAACCTACATACTTACGAACCGGGAGGAGGAGGAGATCAAGAATTACCTGGCTGGGAATATCTCCAGAACCTCCTTAATTCTTTTAACGACACAGAGAGCAGAGGCAAACATAGAGGTCCTTGAGGAGCAGCTGTCTCTAATTAAAGCTTTATTAGCCCAGGAGTAATTTGATGGCCGGAAAGTTCTGGCCCTGGGTTCACAGCAGAAGATAGGATTACCAGGGACTCATTGAAGAAGGATGTATTCACACCGAACAACTAATAACGTCTCCGTAAATCACTATAATTTGAAGAATTATGAATTATTTAGGCACGAATTCGTGAATACGCCTATATTTGACACATTCTCTTTGAACGGATACACTAACAAACATTCAATTGTCTCTGAACCCCTCTTTACTTGAGCAAAAATGGAAACCCAAAAAGTAAGATCAATGGACGGATACGTCCTACGGATCAGCAGCGACCATTTCCTCGAGCAGGCAGAGCAAGCCCAGGAGGTGGACTAGATAGAGATCAATTTCGGAGAGTCAAACAAGACTTGGCAACAGTACGGGCTCGAGCAAATCCCAATCCAGATAAATGGAGAAGACACAAGATACAAAGCCATCTTCAGGAACAACATCCTCGTCAAAGTTCTCGGAAAAGACTACTTACTCTTCCCTAACGAGGAAGCTCTCAAGATCGCGGACAGGGCAGCCTCATTAGCGGGCTTGGAACCCTTCGCCCCCGATACATACGGGATAAAAAACGAGGACCATGTTCTATACAACGCGCAAGAGACCAAGATGAGGGCGATCTACACACCAGGCAAGATAGAGAAAGTCAACGGAGAAGAAGTCAACGTCGGAGTTAACGTCTTTAACGCTATAGACGGGTCAAGCAGCTTCGGAGTCGGAATCTTCACCTTCAGACAAATCTGCGGAAACGGAGTAATCTTCGGCTACGAGGAAATCATGCACATGAGAAGAAGCCACACCAAGGGCCTCCAGACACACATAGAGGACATGAAGAACAAGATGGTCCTAATCATGGAGCACGGCTCGTCAATAGTAGACAAATACAGGCAGATGGCCAAGCAGAAGATCACGAATGCCTTCGTAGAAAAGATACTAAAAAGTCGACTCCCAGCACGTATATTACCCGACTACCTCCAGGAAGAGGAAGCAACAATCCCGGACATAACAGAGTGGCAGCTCTACAACGACATAACGGAGCTTATCTGGCACAACGAGAAGACAGGCCTCCATACTAAGACCTTCCAGTTTAACACTCTCCACAACATAGTACCCCTGGCCCCAAGGAGAATCTAAACATGATCAATGGGGTCGGGAACGTCAAGGATATCTTCGAACAGAAATGCAGTGGATGCGGACATGTCGAAGTCTGCGCCGTCTTCAGAGCCATAGGACCTCTCCTCTCCAATGGATGGGAGGACGATAACAGACCCTTCGATCCCGAGGACCTCGCCACCATATGCAAAGCCTTCGTATCGGCCAAAACAATCGAGATGATCAGGGCGGCACAATAAAGGTGGCACCCATGGTCAAGCGTAGAATTACGGGAAAGTTCTGGCCCTGGGTACGCGAGCTCATCTGGGAGAAGGCGGAAGAACTACACGCCGAAGACTTCTACACTAACCACGACGAGAACATTACCCAGCCAACCAGGAAAGAGTTACGAGAAGGCGGATACTTCTACGACGCAAAGCTAATAGTACTTCGCGAAGTAAATAGAAGCGGCATGAACAGGAGTGTCTGACATGATGTTCAAGAGGAACCTCCTCGAATTGGTTCTCTCCGGCCTCAAGACTCAGACACGGAGGCTTCACAAACACACTCTAAAGGAGGGGCAAATCTACACTCTTAAAAAGAACTGGTATAAAAACACCGGAGAATACATCAAGATAACCAGAGTCGCACATCAGAGACTAGGAGACATAACCAAGGACGAGGCGGAGAAGGAAGGCTTCAGAAGCATAGAAGAGTTCCGCCAGGCCTGGATCAGGATAAACGGAAGCTGGGACCCAGATATGGAGGTCGTCGTCTACGACTTCGAACTCGCCGACTCTTCACAAAGACAGAGCCGTCTAACATAAGTTAAGTATCATCTTTTTTTTCACGATCATGAAAAAATCGGGTATAGAGATACCTGAAGCTGAGATCATAGATATCGAAAAACTTCAGTTGGACGGAGAAAACCCCAACAAGATGAAGAAGAACCAGCTCAGTGCTCTCCGTAAAGCGATTCAGAGGTTTGGCTTCATCGTCCCCATAGTAACCAACAGGGATCTCCTAGTGGCCGACGGGGAGCAGCGCCTCACCGTGGCAAAGGAACTTGGTATGAAGCAGGTTCCCGTCATCCGCCTTGACGTCGAGGACGTGGATCGACGCATAATCCGCCAGATCCTTAACAAGCTTAAAGGTAGCCACGTAAAGGAACTTGATCAAGCCGAGTATATCAGGATCATAGAAGAGGGCAGAGAGGACGACTTGAAAGAGTTCCTAATCCTAAGCGACAAGGACCTCGAAAAAGCCCTAGAGGACCAGGAGTCAATAGACTTCGAGAATAAGTACGAGCTCCTGATAGAGTTCGACAACGAGGAGAATCAAAAAGAGGGCTACCAGAAACTCACCCAGATGGGCTACAAGTGCAAAGTCATAACGATATGAGAAGCCTACATGAAGTTCAACATAACAAGGAGCTGGGGGAAGCCCCAGAGCTTCAGGGTGGAAAGCGTCATAGGCCAGTTCACCCTCCACGACGTTAAACTGGAAAAAGTCTTCAAGGGTAGTATAGACATCGAGGACGAGGACTGGCATATAGGCGTCATAGTGGGCCGCAGCGGCACCGGAAAAACAACCATCGCCAAAACCCTCTTCCCTGACGCCTACATCCGAGGATTCACGTACAAGGAGCAGAGCATCCTCGACGACTTCCCCGAACACCTCCCCACAACCGACATCACCAAGGCCCTCGGCAGCGTAGGATTCAGCTCTCCACCCGACTGGCTGAAAAGCTATGACCAGTTGAGCCAGGGAGAGAAGATGCGCGTAGAAATCGCCCGAGCCCTACTCCTCGAGGAGCCCCTAATCGTCTTCGACGAGTTCACCAGCGTAGTCGACAGGGAGATCGCCAAGATCAGTAGCTATGCCATACAGAAAGCCATAAGGCGAACAGACAAGAAGTTCATCGCCGTAACCTGTCACTACGACGTCGTCGACTACCTGGAGCCCAACTGGGTCCTCTGCACGGACGACATGAGCTTCGACAAAAAAAAAGGCGGCACCCCCCTATCGAGATCAATATCCGGCCCTGCAGCGCTCGTCTCTGGAATTACTTTAAGGAGTATCACTATCTGAGCCACGAGCTCCCCCGAACCGTCGACTGTTACGCCGCCGTCTATAAGGATCAGCCCATAGGGTTCATCGCCGTCACACACGGAATAGGAAAAACACTTTACTATAGAATAAGCCGCATCGTGACCATACCCGACTACCAGGGAATCGGAGTCGCCAAATCCCTTATGAAATTCATCGGCGAACACTACTCAGAACAGGGTAAACTACCCCTCACGATGGTGACAAGCAACCCCCAGTTCATACACTCAAAAATCCCGGACTGGATAATCACCAGAATCGGACATAAAGGAAGCCATAGCGGAGCCAAATACCGTAAAAACATCAGAAATTTATCGAGATCCGGCAGCAGGCAGAGAATCACCATCAGCATGAGATATGTCCCTAAACGTGGATGAGGTTGGCGTAAGTTGGCGCAAAATAACATTATCGGCCGGCGGGCTCGCCTGGAAAGAGCCATAGAACTGAAATGCAAGGGCCTCACCGATAAGGAGATAAGCGCCAGAATGATGGATGAGGGCTATCAGTACGTCAGCTTTAGAACCATTAACAGAATTCTGAACACCGTATCTGATGAGCGGATAACAGAGGAGCTGAAGAGGCTGCAGCTTCGCGACATAACGACAGCCGATAGTCCAATTCGGTTAAAGTACCGGGATAAGATGCTTGAGAAGTTGATGCCTAGGAAGGTGGAGCAGAAGTTGTCTGGAGAATTAAAGCAGGAGGTAAAGTTCCCTGAACTTAAAGGACTTGACGAAGACGCAGTCGGAGCAATCGTACAGAACTTCCTGGAGGACGAGGCGAGAAAACTACGTCAAGCAGAGTCAGGTAATGTACTCGGCGCTGAAGAACGCCCTGAGGATGAGGTGGATACCCCGAGATAACGGTCTAAGACCCTCCACCAAACAACTTCAGTTCCTACTCCTACCCGACTTTGAGGCCTTCTACGGGGGCGCGGCTGGAGGAGGAAAGAGCGACGCCCTACTTATGGGCGCCGTCATGTTCTGCCATATCCCAGGCTACGCAGCCATCCTCTTCAGGAAGACCCTACGGGATCACCAGCTTCCAGAGGGGCTTATACCCAGAGCCCACGAATGGTGGTCAGGCAAGGCCCGGTGGAAGGGAGACACCAACACCTACCACTTCCCCGCCGGCTCATCGGTCACCTTCGGCTACATGGACTCACCCCTCGACCACCTCCGGTACCAGAGCAGCGCCTACCAATACACAGGTTTCGACGAGGTTCCCCAGCACAGGGAATCCCAGGTTCGGTACCTGTTCAGCCGGCTCAGACGAACAGAGAGACTCAAGGATTACAACGTCCCCCTACGGATGAGGAACGCCGGCAACCCCGACGGACCCTACGTCCAATGGGTGAAGAGACGATATGTCGACCACAAGACCGCCGTCGCCCCCTTCATACCCGCGAAGATAGAGGACAACCCCGGCCTCGACCAGGAGACCTACATCAAGAGCCTCATGCACCTCGAACCGGTTACCCGGGCCCGCCTCATGGACGGCAACTGGGACATCAGGAACGTAGGCAGAATGTTCCGAAGAAGCTGGCTCACAATCCAGTTATCCATACCCGCCGGCTGCCGAGCCATCCGATACTGGGACAAGGCCGCCTCAGAGGAGAAGCTAGGCACCGACCCCGACTACACAGCCGGCGTCCTCATGGCCATGGACGACGAGGGCCGCTTCTACGTCCTCGACATCCGGCACACACGGGGCACCCCGGGAGTCATCGAGTCCCTCATCAAGCAGACGGCTGAGCTAGACCGCATGAGAGTGAACAGGGGGGAGCTCCGCAGCGTCCGGATCTACCTGGAGCAAGAGCCCGGAAGCAGCGGCGTCGACGTCATCGACCACTACGCCCGCAAGGTTCTGGTGGGCTTCCCGTTCTACCCCGACAAGGTGACGGGCTCCAAAGCCGACAGGGCGACCCCTCTGAGCTCCGCCGCCGAAGCCGGCAACGTCTACCTGGTCCCCGGGGCATGGGACATAGGGGGCTACCTGGACGAGATGGAGTCCTTCCCAGAGGCGGGTCATAAGGACAGGGTCGACGCCAGCAGCGGAGCCCATAGGATGCTGGCACGCCGTGGAACCGTAGAGGCCCTAACAGGGAGAAGACCAAGATAAGGAGAGTGGAGAGAACGAAGAAAGAGAGTAAATGTAGACGATTTGAATGTACGCTTTACCGGCTGTCCGGCACCTGGCCTAGTCCCGGGGTTGAATGCAAAGACTATTCCGGGGGAATGTGTTCGCACCCGATAAACGGAAAAGTTAACCCATACTAGAAGGTAGAAAAATGAAAGCGTGGTTGGAATACGAGATCGAGCTTACGCCGTCAGATGACGTTGATCAGTTATACCTAGAGGAAATAGAAATAGTCAAAAAGCTCTACACCGAGATGGATAAAAACAGCTTCTTCTGGAATGGCTATTTCGGCGTTGATTATCACCGTCTTCGGTGGGGTGTAAAAACGGGGGGGTGCATACTAGATAAACTCAAGGCACTCCTACCAGACCATGATGTTAACGCCTGGGATCCGATAAAGGAATCCTGGACGGAAGACGACGATTTCTACAATCGCGTCTCAGACATAAAGGCTGACGCCTGTCTTACGGCGATACGCCTATTCAACTTCGAGACAAAATACAACTGGCACGAAATGAGCCTGTACATTCATTATCTGATGAATTGTCTAGGATTCACCTATCTGGAAGAATCCCTTGCTTATTCACGAAATACCTACGAGTGTCTTTCAAAGATACCTCGAAACTAGCTGGTTCTGATATGGCAAGTTTTTCATTCGTATGCTGCCCGAAATGCAAGGAGCAATTTCAACTAGAGCGCGACGGACCCGTCGGCGTGAAGTGCGTCAAGGACAGCCGTCAGATCAGGTGCCTCGAGTGCGGGACAGTGTTCAAGTCGAAGGGCGAGACGTGGCGCGAGGCGCATGGAGAGCACCCGTAATGGGGACATGTCCAGAGTGCGGCGCCCGCCTCCCAGAGGGGTGCCCGTCGTGCCCGCCTCACGTCATCAACTGCCCGTACTGCGGCGCGGAGTGCCTGATAGAGCCGATGGCGAAGGATCAGATGGACGCAATTTTGAAAGAACGGAGTAGAAGAAAATGAGCGAAAAAATAACTGGTGATTTATACAGCGATTGTCCAGAATGTGGTTCCGTAGATTCAAAATATCTTGGAACCGAAGCAGGCGATCCAATCTACGAATGTAATAGTTGTGGAAACCGGTTTTTTCCACACATGATGATTTTTCGGAATATTCGGACTTTTAATCAAACGGTGAGAAAGGAAGATGAGTGAACCAGAGGAAGTCCTGTTCGAGATAGACATCGACGAGGAGACGGTCAAAGCTATCGGCGTCCTGCTTGACGTACCCATTGAGGCGCTGAAGATCTACGTCAACGGCGTAGATGTCAACCGGACCATGAAGATCACCAGCCTGAAGATAGTTAAGGTACTTTAACATGCCATTCGTCAAGTCCCCTATCATCCAGGAGAGAATAGACGAGGCCATCATAAGCCTCGACGCCAGCGCCGGCGCCGGCCTGTTCACCAGAGGCAAGGAGATCAGCCAGCCGAGGAGCATCTCCGGCTACTATGCCTGGTACGAGAACGACGGCGTCGTATTCTCCTCGGTCAACGGGCTCAGCGAGGCCGCCACCGGCCTGGGCTACTATA